GGCTGCCATTTGCTTACCTCTTTACTTTTTGCCATTTTTGAAAAACTTATAAATACCGATGCACGATAAAATCAGTGCTGCTGTGAAAGACATAAATTGAATTAATGGAAGCAGTTTTGCAGCAGCCCCGGCCAGCCATAACAGCCAGCTACCTACGATGGTTTCAGTTTCGTGTTTCATGGAAATGGCGGTGATGGTTTCGGATTGTAAGGAATAAGCGGCAAATTCTGCACCCACATACACAATGGGTTTTCACATTGGGCAATTTCTTCAACGGAAATAACCCAATTATTATCTGCATCCTGAATGGGATTGAAATAGCTGTCTGGTGCATACCATTGGCCGACAAGTACCTCATGTTCTATTTCAGTTAGCAACCCTACATAGGTGCTATATTGTTCCGGGGTTAAATCTTTTAAGGTCATACGTTGCGAGATAAAGTGGTTTGGTAGGCTTGAATTGCTGTGTAAAGATTGGCTACTTCGGTATTGCTTAGGCCATCACCAATTGATGCAAACGAACATTCTCTATTTGACCAAAAAGCACCAGTAAGGTTGCCCACATTTTGAATACCACCAAGCCATACATTTGCACTATCTAAGGTTGTTGTATCGGATATAGTATTGGATGTTTGTAAAACCCCATTTTTGTATTGGGCAATTGCGGTTGTACTTGTCCGTGTTCCAATAAATAAACCTCTTGCATCGGTATTACTTGAATTTATTACACTTGCAATAGCACCAGATTGACTACCAAATACATCACCAGTAGTTCTTACAGCCATTATAAACCTTTTATTAAGGGAAAAATTGGCTACACCAATCTCAAATATAGTAACAGCACCGGGATTAGTGTTTGTGCGTGAGTAATAACTTAAATGTGTAGAACTCGAAACTAAAACTGTCCCTGCATTTAATTTACTATCAGCATATCCATTCGTACCATTTGGCAAAGCACCGGTTGAACTATGTGTCCACCCTCCACTAAACACCAACCTAAACGCAGCGTCTAAATCCCTTGGGTCTTTCAAGTTCCATTTGTGAGTTGATGCAGTACCACCAACAAAAGGATAGATTGCTTTCATCTTTGTCCATACACCATACGCTTTTAGGTCAACCACCAAAGTATTGATGGCGCTCTGCTGCGTGGCATTGGTTATGGCAGCAGCCGTAATAAACGCTTGTGCATCGGCATCAGGACCACCGCCTGCCGCAACAAAGCTTTGAACACCAATACCTCGCCTAATCATACGTTATAAGCTACGATGCTGCCACTTGTGAGCGTGATGCTGCTGATGAATTTATCTTCGCTTACGCTGATAAATGTGCCCTGCTTCAAAGTTACCCCGGTCAAACCAATTGATGTCATCAGGCTGGCTCCTGCTTCGTCTAAACAAGCAGAAACAACGGCATCTGCATTGATTACAAAGCCTTGAAAACGGCCAGTGTTTGCGCTTGTGTTGGAAATAACTTTGCAGCCAGTATAGCCACTCATAAATTCTAATGCTGTACTCATTTTTTTATTAATTAATATTTGGAAAAGTTAAATTGTTGTTTGGGGTGTCGCAATAATCACGCAAATTCGGGCAGACAAATTCAATCACGGCCGCAACCCCGGCAACGATGTCGGTTTTGTCATCATAGAATGGAGTTATGGCATCGTTGATATTCCAACTTCCTGCAATGTTTCCACGATAAACGTAACGAAGCATGCTGTAAATATCCAACATCACCGTGTGCATGTCGCTGATGCGTTCCACTGCATCGGTAAAATCTTCCCGATGCCTATCCATGATGGCAACCGCAAAACGATAACGCACTTGGTCAACGGTAACCTGACTACCATCAGGGAAAATCCGCATCAACGGATATAGCTGCTCACCACTTGCATTGATGTTCGGGTCAACATTTATTAGCGTTGCCTTTATTTGCTTGTGGTTTTGGCCTGCCGTGTCCAGTGCTTCCAGTAGTTGGTTGATTGTTACCATGTAAAAATATCTTCAGTTTATTTTCGTTTTTTTCCCTGACCTTGCTCATCCTTTTGGAAAGTCGTAGTTGTAAAAGCAGTTATCGTCACTATCTAAAATGAAGCCACCAAATAAAGCTTGGTTTTGTGGGTGAATTGTGTCGATGCCACTGCCGGGGTTTAAGAACTCCGGGAACAGCGTATTGTTCTCACATAAATAATCCCGCAATCTTTCGCTGTAATATTGGGCCTTATTCAAATAGCTTTGCTCAACCCTTGTCAGTTGGTCAAGGTCAATCGCATTGCTGTTTTCTGCTCCCCTTGTTGACACGCTTTTGTTCATCATCTTGAAAGTCATGGGCAACATACTTTCAGTTACAATGAAGTGATACAAACAAGGTGCAATGTATTTGTTAACCAACGTAAGGTAATTGCCTGCCAGCCCGGCACCATTGATATCGTCACAAATCTTGTCATAAAGTCCGGAACCAATGATGTCACGGATTTGTATATCCTGCGCTGTACGCATGGCAGTTTGCAGAATTTTACTATCAACGTTTTCGTCAATAGGGGTGTTCTTTTTTACGTCTTGTTCGCTTACGAAAAATGCAAAGTTTGCCATTAGTTTTTCCTCCTTACTACTTGTTGTTTCCAATAATGCCTGCAATGCGGAATGTGCAGGGGTGGGTCGCTGTCAGGTACGGTGTACCAACCGCCTCGCCTTGTCCATACATCATAACCCAATCGTGCGGTCAGGGTTTCGATGTCCTCCCTGCTGTATAACCTTGAAGCATCCACCATTTTCTTGCAAAATTCACGGCTTTTTCCACCGGGTTGCAGTGGTAACGCATCAGGGTCAAGTGTGTATTTCCAACGCAGTTCCAATTTTGGCAGCTTTCCGGTGTCGTTTATGTCCTTTTTGCCTATGTCAGTGATGCGAATTGCGTTGTTTGTCCACTTTATCTTGCCGCTATCCTGCAATTTCTTCAAGATTTTGGTCACTTCATCCGTATCAATTTTGGTAATTTGGCTGATTTCGTCAATGCTTGTTTGGTCATCAGCAGAAACAACGGCCAAAACCTTCATTTCATCCTTGCCAAGTTCAGCAAATTTCATGCTCACATCTTCAAAATTGCTGGCAGGCTCACCAAATTTCATGAATAAATCCAAATCTTTGCTATCATGCCACATATGCGGCTCACATGAATTGAACGCTGCTGGCTCCACAGCAGGGGATGGTGCTGCAATATCCAAAACATCGCCATTTGGAATAGGTGGCAATCCTGCCAATGCACGTTTTTCGTTGATTGTCATGTTGGCCAGCACGTTATTTGCTACCAATGGGGACAATGAATTGATGCTTTCAATTACACGCTGTGCTGCATCCTTCACGGTTTGTGTGCTTGCTTCCATTCCTAATGCTTCTCTTGCTTCATCCATGCTTACAACCCCTGCCTGATACAATTCCACGTAATCTAAGCCAATAAATTCAGCAGAACGTGTTTCGATGGTGATGCCGGGGTATTGCTGCCTTAAAACGCTTTGCAGGCAGTAATCAATTTTGCGCTGGCGGTGGTTGACATATTGTTTGTGAAAAATCTCGTAGGCTTCAATCAGTTCGTTGCGCTGACCGAGTGCGCCTTCCGTTCTTAATCCTGCCAACACTGGTGGAATAGCGTGGGCAATTACAATTTCACTTTGCACGGTTCCATTCAACATCAAAAACTGCTCATCCATGTTGCTCGGTTGCAAGTGGTTAATGGTGGCCGGCTTCTCGTTGTTCTCGTTGAACTGAATAAGTACACCGCCTGCATTGTCCGTGCCGATTGTGCGCTCCTTAAACTTGCGCTCAAATATCCGTGCCTGCTCCGGGCTTGGTTGGCCTTTGAATAACTGCACCAATGTACCATTTGAAAACCCGTTGCGGATGTTGTTGTTGTGGAAGTTTGCGATTTCCACTTCAATCTCTACATACTGCAACCCATGCTGGTATGGTGGCAATGGGTAAACTCCTAATCCTGCCTGATATTCCCGTGCGTAGTAAAGTTGTACGCTATAAGGCTGCGCTGTTACCGGGTTAAAAGCCGGATAATGCTTTACATCTTCTGCCTTGTATTTCTGCCAGTCCTCGACATACTGGTAACTTTTATGGTCGAGTGTCCGAACCTTTGAAAAATCCACATGATAAAGCGCAGAAATTTGGCCAAGTCGGTTGTAATGCACCTCAAAGCATAAGCCGTTAAAGATTTCAAAGTCCAAAGCTAATTTGGCCTTAAGTTCGTGCAGCCCTTCGTATGGGTTCACATATTCAAGAACCTTTTGCGCTTCATCGCTGCCCTCAATAACGCATTCATCACCGGAAACAAAACGTGCTTTTGTACGCACGATAGCTCCATGCTTTGGTGCCCGCATATAAAATTCAAGCAGGGATTGTGGAAAGTCGTTTTTCTCTCCATACGATACAAAACCCTTGCTTTTCTGCTCCTTAAATTTGGGCAGTTTGGTTTCGGCAAAATCTATTTTTAAAAGCTCAAAGCTCATCCTACGTTGTGTTGTTTAATGGTTAGGTTTACATCGTGGTCATTGAATGGGGTGTGGCTGGTGCTTACATAAGCCAGTCCCCGGTCGATTTCCTCATTGGCCAACAAATAATTTGTGTTGCTCGATGAAGTTTGTGCGTATAGTGACCAGTAATGTGTGCCGATTGCAAGCGTTTTGGCTGTGGTGCTGCCTTCGGTAAATGTGAAAAGTTGGTATCTATTGGGTGCAGTGCTTGTGTCGGTGACTAAAAATGCCTTGCGCTCCTGCGACATTTCGCTCTCAAAAACCAACAAATAATAAACCGGGGAGATTGTCACTTTCTCCTTTCCGGTGATTATTAATTCGGGGCTTCCTGCTTTGGTAATGTACAGCATCTAATTCAAATAGTACACTTTTTGGAAGCATAACAAAAAAGGCCACCTTTCGGCAGCCTTTCTTGCAAACTATGAAAAACTAAAATCAGGAACCAAGAGCGAGCGAAGTTACAACACCGCTTTGAACTTTCAAAGGTAAATCGGTTTCTTTGTGCAAAAAGTTCAGCACATGACCTTTGAAGTCACCAAACGCTTGACCGAAATTGCTTTCGCTTTGCTGTAATTGTGCGCCATAATCGGCACCCAACAGCCAGTAGTCACCACTTGCATCAAGGGCAATGGCTAACATTCTGTTTTGAGCAAGCAGTTTAATTTCGTTACGCTGGGCGGTGGTCACTTTGTGCAGACGAGCAACCAAGTCGGCTTCATAAAATACGGTTCCGTTCTCGGTGCTTGGGATGGTTCTCCAAGTCATTGAAGCAGTTTCTTTTTCAAGTTCGTACTTGAAAAATACTTTGCTGCCTGAAAGGGTCAATGCGGAAACTTCTCCGCTTGATTTGGTCAATGTAGATTTGGCATCAAATTCAACGAGCCAAATTGTTTTAATACCTGCGGATGCGGTTTTGCAATCCAAGGTAAATCCGGTGGTTAGTACACAAGGCATATTTTTTTTTAATTAAAAAGGGGGTAGGGTTGTGCCCCACCCCCCGGGTTAAACTTTAGTTCAGTGAATTACAATGAGAAATAAACAACCTGCTCAGGGAATGCAATCTGCGTTCCGTATTTGAAAGTTGCACGGTAGCGAACTTCATCGTTGTCTTGGCTGTACCAGAATTTGTATTCTTCTTCTTCGTTCATCATGTCAGTTCCGATAAAGAAGTTAGACCAAAGACCAGCAACGATTTTGTTGGTTCCATTCATGCCATTCAATCCGTAGATTTTGATGCCAGTGATAGGGTCAACAATTTCCATTTCAGCAGTTTCAGTAGCGGCATAGTGGAAAAGGTTAGCACCTACCAACCAAGTGCGATACAAACGGAAGGTGTCGGTACCCATAGCAATGAACAAATCAGGCTTGCCCAACAAAGCGGCAGGAATTACGCTGTAAATGGTAGCGATAATGTCGTCAATGTTTGAGGAAGTGATTGAAGTGTAAGCGTCAGCAACGTTACCTTTGATTGGGTCGCCTGCGCCACCAAAACCAAGAGCGGTCAAGATAGTCAAGAAACCATCCCATCTTGCGTTGTTACCGCTACCGGAAAGTGAACCCTGCCAAATAGCAGTTTCGATAGCTTCGGCAATTTTGCCTGCTTTTTCTGCACCGATTTGGTCTTGGAATACTCCCAAGTCAACGGGTGAACCAGCGGCCAAACCTTGCTGTGTGAATTTGGTTTCCAAAGTTTTTGGGCAAAGAGTTTCTTCAACCTTAACCTTTCCAACGGTCAACACACGCTGACTGATGGTGGTGTTTCCTGATGGTGCATATCCGCAACCATCGGCTTGAAAGAATACATCACTGCTCAAAAGAGGGAGTGCCTCGGCTGATTTAATGCCGGGAATAACTTGTCCAGCGCCCTGCAACAAAGATGCGGTTTTGCTGCTGAACATTGCTTTTACTAAAAGCTCGAGTTGGGTTTCCTTGGTGTAATTAGTCAACCCTGATACTACAAATGCCATGTTTTATTTATTTTTTGTTGTTTTTAAGTGCAGAAGCAAAACCTTTCAATGCTTCGTTTTTTTCAGTTTTAACCGGGCCGAAAGGTTTAGCAACAGGCTCCGGGGTTTGTGATGCAAACTTTTCAAAAACGCTGAATGTGTCTTCAACCTTGCTGCCAAGGGAAACGAGCATTTCTTCGAGTTTTGCGATGCGGTCGTTCAGGGCTGCAAATTCTTCCTTGCTGGCAAATTCAACAATGACCTCGGCTTCGGCTTCTGGGGCTTCCATTTCTTTGGTTTCAATGTTGGTGATAATGCCATCAATAGTAGTAATAAGCAAACCTTCAGTGGTTTCGTGAGTGCCATCGGGGGCAGGCACAACGCCTTCCAACCCAAGTACATTTAAAGCCGCTCCGACAACCGCTTCCTCACCTTCAAATGATACTATTGTACCATCAACTAAAGTCAATTCAGCAAATTTCATCTTGGGCTCGGCACTTTCGAAACGCTGGCGCACCTCTGCCATAAATGCAGAAAGTCCGCTTTTCATTTCGGAAAGTTCAATTTTGATGTCCATACGTGTAGAATAATAGTTATTTGATTTCCTCTGCAAAATTTTTGAGCATGGCAGCTATTTCACGCATGGCCACGACAATATCATCCTGCTGTTCCATGTCAAACATGCCCTCGACTGAAAAGCCTTTCCATTCGCCTGCTTTTACCTTTGTCCAAATTTCCTCGTTATCAATCAGGTAGCTTGCAAATGCGCTTCCATCCTCGGCATCTTCGTAACCTTTTGGCGGCATGACACCACGCTCCCGGTCAATCAGGTAAAGTTCAATCATGTGCACACCATCATCCACCGGATTGGCATGGTCGGTATTTACTGCCTTATACAACCCTTTACGAGCCATCTTTTTTACGATACTGAAAATGGTGTCGGGTGGAAACGTAACGTAATACTCACCACGAATATCATCAAAGCGGTAGATGGGCACGTTTGCCAGCATGATAGGGCCGGAAATGATGCGCTTTTCTTCCGATTGTATGGCAAATTTTGACTTGTCAATTTGTGACAACTTCCTTTGTGCCCATTCAACACCTTCATCTCCACCCCAAGCCAACCACATCAGGCGGCCGCAACCATCTCCAAGTTCTTTGTCGCTGTTTTGGCGGTGCCTTTCAAAGCCTGCCATCCGTGCAATCGTGTCACGGCTGATGGCTTCACCATTGGCCAACTGGTTTGCCCTGATTTTACCAACTGCTGTGCCGCAGGAACCCCATCCGTTTTCTTCTGCCCAACGGAGTGCAACCTTTGCATTTTCTTTTGCTGCTTCCGGGTAATCGCTGTAACTTTCAAATTTCTGCTTGCTGCCCCACTTGGAATAACACACGGCTGCGGCTTGGTCTTGTTCCATTCCTTCGCCAACCATGTAAGGGATGCAACGGCTGATAAATTCTTCCTCGCTTTCTTTTGCACCCGGTTCAACAAATTCTTGGAAAAGCAGGAAATCTTTTTTTATCGCTGGCTTGTCAACGAGTGAAACGAACTCAACGCCCGTTTCATCATCCTCATTGACTACTATTTTATACACTGGGTAATCCATAATTTGAATAGTACAATTAAACAACACTTGTATTTCTTAGCCTGCGAACCCTTGTTTGCGTTTTGGTAATATCGCCTTCAAGAACGTACACTCTGCCCATGCCACCGAACTGCGCTTCTTCCGGGAGCGCACCGCCTGCTGTCGGAATGAACGATGGAGCAGGAGCAACACCGCCACCACCGCCACCACCACCGCCTGCGCTATCACCTTTTGCTTCAAATGGTGTTTGCTCAATTTTACGCACACGAGCAATACCTGATGCAAGTGCAAGACCAGCAGCAATTGCAGCTCTTATCGGTGCATCCGGTGTTGCTATTGCCATTTGTGAAGCATAAGCAGATTGTGATGCTTGTATAGTTTCAATAATAGCTTGCGCCATTGATGCTTTTTTCTTAATTTCAAATGCTTTTCTTTGTTGTTGTTCTGATTTACCAGCAAAAGCATCTGCCATTTCAGCAATTATAGCAAATCCATCGGCAGTAAATTTTAATGTTGCTTGTTCAGCTGCTTTCTTTTGTTCTTCTGCTTTCTTTTTGTCTTCAACATCTTTATCATATATCTCTTTCTTTTTTAAAGCAATTTGCTGTTCAATATCAACAATGGATTGTCCTTGCTCCAATCGCAGTCGTTTTTCCTCATCCATTCGCTGCAATTCCAGTGCTGCAAGTTGGTCAGGGGTTGCTTTATTTTGGATGGCAACAAGCTGTTTCTTTTTGTAGAACTCATTTAAAGCTAAAATTTCCTCTTGGTCTTTTGTTTTCTTCCATGTTGCCAAATCTGTTGCTGCTTTTTCTTCATCCGCTTTTTGTTTGGCATAAAAATCTGTTCTTATTTTTTCAAGTTCTGCATCACGCTTTTGATTTATTTGCTTTTCGGTCAGCCCTTTATCTCTTAATGCTTTAACCGTAACCGCAAATGCAGCATCGGCAGCTGCAATTTGTTTAGCAAGCGTTGATTTATCAAGAGATAAAACTTCTGCAATCCTTTCAAGTTCTGCTTGCTTCAAATCTTTGGTTGCATCTTTTTGTTTCTTTAGGGTTGATGTAACTTGTTTGGAAATAGTGGTATGCTCTCCATTTAATTTTGTGTTTTTTTCAAGTTCACCTTGATACACTTTTGTAGCATCATTGACATCTTGCTGTCCTTTTTTCAAATTATTTAAGCCTCTATCAACTAATTCTTGCGCCCCTCTATCAACACCCAATAAAGCACCCTTTGCTGAGGCATAAAATTTATCCCAAGTTCCAGTTGCATCGTCTAAGTCACCATTCTGCATTTCAATAAGTTTCTTTGTCTTTTCTTGCAAAATTTGTGCAGCTGCTTCGGTTCTTGCTCGTTGAGCAATCAAAAGAATTTGCTTTCCAATTCTGTCATTCAAAGCACCTAAAGAATTAGCATTTGCTATGTTTACATCATCAGTTGCAATCCCTGCTTCCTTTAATTTTTCCAATGCAAATTGACGTTCACCCTCGGATTTTTTTGTGTCCTGAACAACGCTATTGTAGTATTGCAAATCAGCAGCTTGTTGTTGTGTTTCAGCCGCTGCAATATTCATTGCCTTGTTCATTTTCTCCATTTCGCTTTCTGCAAAACCCATTGATTGTGCAAGCTCATCAAAATTGGTAGCTACATAAGCAATGGCAGCAACTAACAAACCAATCCCAGTAGCCAAAAATGCTTTGGATGCTGTGGTCATTCCTTTGAACGCTTGTATTGCGTCTTGTCCAAGTGTTTTAAATTGTTTACCAAGTGCATCTAATCCTTCCATTCCTTGTGCGAATGCCATTGCACCCTGCACTTTCAACAACGCCTTTTGTACATCTTCGCTTTCAGCACCAAACAAGGCCATTGCACCCTGTGCCGCCTGAAAACCATTAGCCACACCTTGGGCTATGGTGTTTATTCTATTAAATTTATCTGGATGTAATGCTTTAACAGCATCGTTTAAATCATCCATCTTATCTCTTAACTCTGCAACCCTTTTCTGCGCTTGCATTGCCTCGGTTGAAAATTCACCGAATTTTTCTGACATTGCTGCTGCATCTTGAATTGCTTCTCGCATTTGGGCTCGTAGCCCTTTAACGCTTTCCGTGCCTTTGGTTTTGGCCTCTAAATTTATTGCTACCGTTGTTGTTGCCATTTTATTTGTTTGTTAAAATATACCACTGGGTGCCATCGCTAACAACATAAGTAGTGCCGTATTGGTTATTAATGTTGTAGTGGTCGTCATTGTCTATTAAATCCCCGGTGCTGGCTTCGATGCGTAATGTGCCGCCTGCTCCTTTCTTGACTACCCAAAACGCCTTGGATGTGCTTGTTGATGCCGGGGGTAAAGTGATTGTGTGGTTGCCATCTGCTGAAAAGATAATGATGTCGTACTGCAACTCCGCTGTATAGTTTGCCGTTGGATAAACAAATCGGTTTGTTCCAAAATTGTTAGGTTCTACCAACTGCCCTTGCATCCACACCTCGTTGCATCCTGCGAAACCTGATGCCGGAGCTTGTCCAATCACGATACTATCATCGCAAAGGAAAGTTACCCCACTGGTAGCAAATGCTGCATTGCGCTGGCCTAAATTATTAATAGCAGTACCAACTATCACACCATCCCCGGCTTGGTTGAAATCACCAATATCCAAACCCCGTTGCTGAATTACTTTGCCGGACACATTGCCACCTCTTGGGTCGTATTCTTCATTCCTGCCACTGCTTTGGGTTCCACCACCGCCAACGCTTCCACTGCTTGCAGTAAATGTTGGCCCGGTTTTAAGGAACAAAAACTCGCAGATATTTACCGATGGGTTAATCGGGTCGTAATCTTCAACCTTATTCAGCCTAAAATAGTTACCATCGAAGAAATAAAGGTCACGGAAAGATAGCTTTTCCATGTCAGCCGGAGTGAGGTAGAAATTACCCCTTACAATCTTGCTGTCTTTGTCTATAATCTCGCTCATGTATTTGCTCCAATAGGCATTGAATAGATTATTGTTGGTAATTTCACTGCCAGCAGGAACACCAATAAATCTCGGCATCCCGAAATTGATGTCGCTGGTGGATGCTTTTGGATTGTCCAAATGCCCGGTGTATGGGTAATTTGTTTTGCTTGTAAATGTTGCCCCGATTGGTGAAATTTTGCCGTTGTAAACCCGGTATAAATTGCAGCTCAAAGCAGCAAATTGTAAAATCCTTAGCTTGCCCGTGTTAAATGATAGGTTGTTCCCGGTGTCAATATTGGTGAGCGTTTTATCGTTGCTGTTGAATGTGTTTAATAGGCTTGGCGCAAATCCGGTTTCTATTTTCTTTTCATCTTTTACAAAATCATTTTGAATAAAAATCTGCCTATCACCATAAATCCGGTTGTAATCCTCTTTGTATTCCTTATTCCCGGTATCTTCACCATCTGCATGGCTGAAAACATATTTTCCTGCATCCAGTTCGCCCATCGGGATAACTTCCAATGGCTGTGACAAATCTCTCTTTTCAGTCCAGTTGCTTACATCGGTTGTGTAAAATTCCTCTCTCGGTAAAATCAATAACTGCTTTGCCATTTCCGTAGGCTCCACATATAAATTGAACATCCGAAATACCCATTTCAAAAATTCCGATTGTTTGGTTTCATCGGTAAAAAATCCCGTAAAATCTAAACTATTGCCATACCCGGTAGCATCAACAATTTGATTGAAAAATTTAGAGCCTGCATTTTGAACAAATGAATTGAGCGTGACAGCAGGAGATAATGCAATCAGTAACCGATTAAGTTCAATGTTGTCAAGTAAAATAGACACTACATCACCTGAATTTAAAGCCAATGCTTCACCTACCAAAATAGTTTCATTAAAGGCAAGTGTTTTTGTTTCCGGTGTGCTTGTATGGGTTGTAGTTATATTCTGCCCATTGCGTACAGCCAAGCGTGTGCCGTTCACATAGATTGAATAAATGCAGTTAAAATTTTGCTCAATACCTTGGGTAGCAGGATTGTTAAAAGTTACGCTTAAAGCAGAATTATTGTAAAAAAACAAGTCATAAATCCCGGTCTTGCCAACGGTGAATTCACTGGTTGTAGTGCTGAATTGGTTTGATGGGTCGCTGACTTTTGTTTGAAAGGTTATTTTTTGCGGAATGGTTATTGTTTGCCCGCTTGATTTTTGAACAACAAATTGCCGTGATTGTATTTCTGCTTCGGGTAAAACCGGGAATTGTGTTTGACACGGAACCACTAACCGCCTAAATTGAGCAGTATTAAAAAAGCTCCCACTCGTATAGGTGTACCCGGCACCGCTAAAAATCTTATCAACTACGGTTTTCGCATACAAGCAAACACTCATATCATCGGTTTGCATATAATTGTAATCCGCATATTTCCCATTATCAAGCCATGTGTAAACATAGCCATCACCAATAGGTGCGCCACCACTAAAATTTACAAAGGTGCTGCCATTTTTTATGATGGAAGTGTCCCATGAATTGAAAATATTGGTGGTGTTTATCGTGTGATTATACTCCGTGAAGCTCAAATCCGACAATTTTTTATCCGCTATTTTAGCTGATAGGTCGGCAAGTTGCCCGTGCATTGAGCATTCGTATTCAATTTGGTTCAAATCATTGACCTTGATTGACAGCAACCGGATAAAACCTTCGATTTGTGTCACCTCATCCACTTGCAGGATGGCATCGGCTTTCA